ACTGATTCACAGGCTCAGATACTGAGCCTGTGGGGCGGCTAGATTAGCCGGAATAAATCTATATTTGGAGAGTCTCAAAATGACAGCAAGAATATCAGCAAAAACACCAAAAGGCGCGGCCAATGCTACGGCCAGAGCCATCAGACAATTGGCAGGCGGCGAGACCGTGACAGTACGCCCAACGGAATACGGCGGCGGCTGGCAGGTAGTCTGGGAGATGGGGCCTTATGAATGGACACTAGCCGCCACAGGCGGCGAGGATATCTTCAACCAGGAATACTACGCCGACGGATACAAAGGCTCAGAGCCTACGTTCCTATTCGATAAGCGGCTAGTATTCGCAGAGCCTCAAAATAGCTATTCCCTAAACTTCTGGAAAGCCTAATCTCCTGACTCAGGGGCTGATTCTCTCAGCCCCTGGAGCGGTCAGATTAGACCGAAAATCTACACTTGGAGAATCACCATGTTAATTCGCGAAATTCTAGGCAACAAAGAACAAACCCGGCGCACTAATCCCAATATCGGCCACAATGGCGCGTACTGCTACGTTTACGGCCTGGGCAATCGTAGCGGCCACGGCCTGATTCCTGTTGATGTCAGATGGGAAGAACGGCCCGGCTATGGACGTGTGCGGCTGGTCGGCACAGAGACCCGGAAGTGTAGCCAAAACAACAGCACCAGCCGCTGTGAATGTGGCTATAGTGAACCACTAATGACCCAAGAAAATTTGGATAAATGGCTCAATAAAATCCTGTGCCAAAATCACGATTATCAGCCCATATTTCCGGACGATTCCGGAATGCGTCAGTACTACCGTTGCACGAAATGCGACAGCATAAACACCTAATCTCCTGATTCAGAGGCTGAATCTTTCAGCCTCTGAGGCGGTCAGATTAGACCGAAAAATCTACACTTGGAGTACCCACCATGCACGAATCAATACTGGACATCATATACGGCGGCGGCACCATGCCACGGCTACCAAAGCCAGACACGAGCGAGGAGTAATAATGGACAGTGGCAAACATTACGGATTATGCACCATATGCGGCGGCACTATGTCAGTCCATATCAACGTCAGTAAGCCCGTTGACCATAAGTTCGGACACCCTAAAAACTAAATAGCGAGGAGACACCATGTTAGTAATCATCGAGCAGACCACCAAGGACACCGGCAGAGACTACCCACTAACCATATTGCTGGAGAAAGAGGAGCCAGCACCTATCCCAGAGGCCCCATATGTAACCCACGTTTCATATGACGGCGGCACAACCAAGTTTTGGGGCCACTATAACCTGACCTTGGACGAGGCCGTAGAAGATTACAAGAAGCGGGTTAAACGAGGGAGTGATTTCTAACCCACTGACTCAGAGGCTGAATCTTTCAGCCTCTGGAGCGGCTGGATTAGCCGAAATCTAAACAGCTAGGAGACACCATGCTTGCCACGGAATTCCGCATCCCATTAGATGCGCTGGACGGTCTGAAAGACCGCATAGCAGAGGCCAACAAGAAGGCCGCACGCCTGGACGTTGAACCTCTCACCCTCACCATAGGCGAGACCGACACCGTGGAGAAATTCGTCGGCGGCTTCCCAACTGGCGAGGTGCTGGTATTCGTGAACGGCACCATCACCGGCACCACGCCCAGGCTCAATGGCTGGGCCTTCATAGCCAGCCTGGAACTGTTCGACGACACCGCCATCATCAGGAGCGTACCCGGCGAAGAGTGCCCGCCGGAGCATCGGAACCGTGGCAATATCTGCGACCACTGCGGCCACAAACGCCGCCGGACTGCCACCTACGTCGTCAGGCACGACGACGGCACCGTCAAGACCGTGGGCCGGAACTGCCTGAAGGACTTCATGGGCCAGTCAAAGCACAACCCGGAATCAATCGCCCTATTATTCCGGCACATAACCGAACTGCTGGAATCGCTGGACGCAGGCGAGGACGACCTCTTCGGCGGCGGCAGGAGTCGTGGCGGCAAGACCTACGACCTGAAACGCATACTGGAACTGACCAGCACGGTCATCTCAGCCTATGGCTGGGTATCCAAGACGATGGTGGACGAAGGGAAAGCCTACGGCAACACCACCGCCAGCCTGGTCAGTTCTTACCTGACCGCCCAGCCTGAGAAGTACAAGGGCGACGCCAAACTGGTCGCCAAGGTGGACGCCGCCAAGAACGCCCAGCGCGACACCACCGATGCCGAAGCCGCCATAGCGTGGCTGACCGACGACAGCATGGAAGCATCCAGCGACTACATCCAGAGCGTGCAGGCCATCGCCAAGCGTGGCTGGGTCGCCAACAAGCATATGGGCTTTGCCTGCTCCATCATCCAGGCATACCGCCGGGAGATGGCACGACTAGCCAAGGTCAACACCAACTCCCAGCACATTGGCACCATCGGCAAGCGGGAGACGTTCACACTCAAGGTCAACCGGCTGATATTCTCTGAGGGCTTCTACGGCCTGACCATCATCCACCTGATGGAAGACAAAGACGGCAACGTCTTCAAGTGGTTCTCAAGTGGCCCGGAACTGGACGAGGGCGAGTTCCTAACACTCAAGGCCACCGTCAAAGACCACAGCGAGTACCAGGGCACCAAGGAAACCGTCTTGACCCGCGTAAGGGCGGCTTAATCGCCGCCCTGTCAAGGCCCCTTGACAGCCTAGCCAACATCAACTAAGATAAGGAAGGAGACACCATGAAGACTCAAGAGAGTAGCCCCCTACAACTGAATAGCCCCCGGTTCTTCAAGAACGGCGATGACTGCATCCAGTGTGGCCGTCCTAAGACAGCCATGCAGGGCACCACGCACAACGGCTGGTGCTGGGGATGCGTAAGTAACCGGATGCAGGGTCGGGGTTACGACTCCTACGGCAGACCTTTTGCCAACGGTTAAAGTCCAGCCGCAGGGGTTGAGTCTCTCAGCCCCTGTAACGGGCCTTTAACAAAATCTAAGAGGCCATAGGAGACACCATGCACTGGCACTACTTTCGGCACGACCTCTCTGGAGAAGCGTTTGCAATTAGCGTCGGAGACGGCGGGATGTTTGGAGATATCTGCGGCCCACTGAGCCAGGATGAGCGCACTGTCGAGAATTTGGTACAGCAAAACTTCCACTACGATGAAGACGACCAGGATTGGATGGGCTCCCAGGGGTGGCGCATGATTGCACCTGACAACCCCGATTGCGACTGCTCATCGAGTCTTAAGCACCCATTCAGCCCCACCACCAACGGTTAGTGACTGCCACTGAGGCTGAGTCTCTCAGCCTCAGTATCGGGCCACTAACAAAAATTTAAGAGGCCCAACAGGAGAACACCATGACTAAACTACCACTCAAACCCCACCAACAGGCCGTAGCTGAACACTCATGGTATGAACGACTTGCGGCTGAGTTTCCATACGGCACAGTCATCAATATCCAGACTGTCGGTGAGTACCATGTCGTTAAATACCACCCGATGGGCCACCCAGACCGTTCCCGTAATTCATGGTTGCAATCAGAAGCTGTCGTCTACTACGACGAAATCCGCTATCAAGTCTACCGCTCCACTGGGCATACACCCTTCCCGTTATTTGATGACGAGGTCTTTCGACCTATTGAGATATTTGACAGCCTAGATGCTGCCCTAGTCAACGCTATCGCAGTGAAGCACGACGGTATCAACACTCGTGCGGATGAGTATTTTATGAGGGCTATCCACTAGTAGCGTCCAGCCTCTGGGACTGAGTGGCTCAGTCCCAGTATCGGGCCGCTAACGAGGAGTAGTCAGTCGTCCTCGACTAGATGACCCTGCACATTAACAATCGAATCATCATCAACCGGAGGGAGCGCGTCAGCCTGGTCTACTAACGCCTTCAGTTCGTCCATCGACAACTGGGCGTAGTGACTGACCTCAACAGAGCCGCTAACCTCCACCTTCTTGGCCGCAGACAGACCTTCAAGGTCGATTATCTGAGCTAACGCACCATTGACGGCTGACCACTGCTTGGCATTGGCCGCGCCGTCCATATGTCGGGTCGCTCTCGCAATCACGTCCCATTTCGACCACGTATTCTGCCTGATAAGCTCTTCACGGGCTTCATCACGCAACTGCTGGATATATTCAGCGACACGGGGAGTGGCGGCTAACTTGGAGGCGGCAGGTCTACAGGTCGTCATAGGAGTGGACGGGTCGGTATCGTAAGCCTCACGCCAGGCATGAACCAACTTCTTGCCCTCCAGGGCGACCAGTTCGGCGAAGCGGATTTGCTTTGCCGTCAACTTATAGTTTTTTTCAAGAGACATGACTTCTCCTCGTAACTAGCAGACCTGAAACGTGGGCAACGCCCCCCTGAGTTTCAGGTCAGTTACTAGGATACCAAATTTTTTTTAGGGCTACCCGCAAGGGCCAAAGAGGGCACCTCATCGGTTCCCTCTCTGGACTCTCCCTCCCGACCAGGGTAGTAGGTAGGTACTAGTTACAGGTTGGAATCCTCCCTCCCCTCCCTACCTGAATGGCGTAGTCCCAACATAATCAACACCGTCCGGTATCTTATAGCTCCAGGGGCAACCTGGGTTAAGGTCTCTCCAGCCACAAGCTGGCGACCACGCTCCTCTATGTCCCTGGTGTAATCGGTATCGGCAACACCGCCCAAAAAAATAAGCCGCCCCTCCGACCTATCGTCTCTTCAGGATTCCTCAGCAGGTTTAACACAACCTCAATAAGGAACCCACGATAGGCCAGAAGAGACGGCTCCGGCAACACTAACATACCCAAATCTAAACTGTCAACAGGAGGCACCGTGATTTGTGACCACGGCGTGAAGGCTTACCTCACCCATAAGGACATCATGCAATACATAGAAGACATCACGTACCGCATCGTCGGCTACGGCTGTCCCAGGTGCATCCGCAGGGAGTTGGCGTACATGATACCCGGAAGACCACGCCGCACCCCTGACGAGATAGCCCAGGCATGGGAATCAATGGAGTGACGCAACCCCCCTTGACAGGGGCAGTCCATTGTGCTACGATAAGGGAAGAGGCACCAACCCGGTGACCTAAACCAAAACGAAGGAGACAAGGATGTTATTCAAAACCAAGGTAGAGCAACTAGTGAACCAGTACCACCAAATCAATCGACGGTACGGCAATCTTTCCAAGGACGAAGAGAGTCTAGGGAAGGAAGTAGCAAATCTAACTGAGGAGGAGATGAAAGAGTACATTCAAGGCACTAGCCGAGAGACTCGTCCATACCCACAACGAGCCTAACCGGCTTCAGCCAGCCCCTGAATCTCTTCAGGGATTGGCTTGGTTTGGTTAGACCTAAACTAAAACGAAAGGAGGACTAGATGAATTACGAAGGACAACTGTTTGATTTACTTGTAGATGCAGGCACGTCACCACAAGAGATTGTCGATGGTGGTCTTGAGCAACTCCGTACGAACATTCGAGACTTGGTCAATGACATCGCTGACGACATCTTGGACGAAGCAACAAAACGAATCAGTGAGGAGGGCTAGATGGAATACGAGCAGGCTAGGAACTTACTGTTTGGATTGCAAGAGGGCCAGGTGAGGGCCACCAAAAGCAACAAGTTGGTGATGGGCAAGGGGACTCAAGTAAAGATTGAGCGTTGTCTCCGGCAGTTGCTCAAGGAACTAACAGGCGAGTCTCCCACTGACGAGCAAGTAACCAAAGCGACATACCGATAAGGAGGCACCATGGAATACGACTACAGTCTGATACCACCCAAGTGCCCGGACTGCGGGGCCATGCCCATTGATGACGAGACCCCGAAGTCAATGTACCGGGAACACGGCGAGTGCTACTGCGAAGAGACACAGGAGGAGGAATAACATGGCTAAACGTACCACCAAGGTTGCCAAGCCCAGGGCATCACAACGGCGTAAGGGATTGCGCCCAGGAGAGTACCGCAAACGGTCAACGGTCTTTGTTGAACGGCTCCGTAGTTCTGATGAGCAGGCCCAGTACATCACTGATGATATGTACACCACCGATGCGTACATCGTCATCTCTCACCGGGAGGACGGGCAGTGGACTCATACCGTCGAACTGCGCGGTGAGATGATGCGTCTACCCGGCAAGGTGATTGAACGTATCGAGAATCAGAAGGCCGCTATCATCAAGGAGCAACGCTCTGACCGGGCCAAAGAACGGCATGAGATTTTAGTAGCGCAGGCCCAGGCTGACCAAGACGAGGCGGAGGCTGAACGGGCCGCTGACCTGAAAGGATTATAGGAGGAGAGTGATGACTAAATCGAAACCAGTTAGTGAGGGGTACATATTCAATATGACCGGGGATTACGGTGAGAACTTTGATGGTGGGTATGTGTGGGAGCCGGTAGATAACCCCACCATCAAACTGGGGTATCCAATCCAAGCGGCAGAACTTAGCTACCAAATCGAGGTAGCAATCTGGAAGGCTGGAAGAGGGCCACACCCAGACGGTTACCCACACAAGTAGAAGGAGGCAATGATGTTAGAGGAGCATCAGATAGGTGACTACTGGCAGGAGACCATGGATGGGAGGCAGGTCTTCCGGGTGAAGTTCCGCACCGGCACGTCCATCAGACACTGCGAGTTGGACGCCGTCAAATCGGCTGAGAACGCTACAAAAGAACTGGTTAAGTACCAGAAGCAACAGCAGAAATCCTTCCAGAAGCACGTCGAGTACCTCATGGAAGACATGATGGAATACTACGAGAACCTGGACGATATAGCTGATGAGGTCAAGATGTGGGTGGATGACTATGTGTCATGGACTAAACAGGAGGCCGGTAGGCCGTGACGCAAGGCCCCTTGACAAGGAAGTAGTGTATAGATTACGATAAGAGAAGGAGGAAGACATGGCAATAACGCCAATCACACACGATGAGTTCCCGCCCCAGCGGAGGAAAGGAGGCAAGGCCCTAAGTAGTGAGTCTCAGGCTGTTAGCATTCTGGAGGTAGGGACGGGGATAAAATTCCCGTGTCGGTGGAAACATAGTGATAAGACCGGCCAGTGTGCTGGGATGGCTACTCTACGGCAAACGTCCAAACGGTACGGTCACACTACCAAATACAGTTGCAAGGATAGGACTCTGTATGTCTGGAGGGTGGCGTGAGCATGGGCAAACTGGCGATGATGAAATGTCTAGACTGTGGGGCGGTACGGCACCGGATAGTACCAGTGGACAGCATCATGGAGTGCGGGGCGTGTGGCTCAGCGAACGTAATCTACCCGTATGACCCGAAATACTAGGAGGCATATGCACAGAGATAAGGACGCAAAAATACTCAAGATTCTAGATGCGGCAATACAATCACCGGACAGAGGTTTACACAATATCGCATCGGAACACGGTGTTAAGGCCGGGACATTCTCAAACTGGTTCAACCCGGTACGCCCCAGATACTCAGTTCCCCCTAGCCTTGTCTCGTGGTTCCGCACTGGCGACAACCTGAATCAGTGGGAGATGAAGCGGCCCCGGAACCCGCTGTCTGAAAAAGTGATTTGCGCTATCTACGACGCACCACCTGGGCACAATGAACCAGAGCTACAAGAGGACACGCCATCAGCAGACAGCGATGCCCCATTCATACCTCAAACCGCTGACGACCTGTTGGTACTGCGCGAACAGGTCATGGGTATAGCTAGAAACGCCACCCATACTCAGCAAAAGGCGCAAGAGTTGGTCATAGCGATTGACTTGATACGAGACGCTACTAATAACCTCTTCTATATCAAACAACTAGAGACCAAACTCTCATCGCTAACGTCCCAGTTGGCCCTCGCTGATGCTCAACTAAACCAATTCCGTACAGAGAAACTAGCTACTAATCAGGTACATTCCCAAGACTAAGGAGGCACAAGGAAGCTATGACGACACAAGAACAAGCGGCAATCCCGGAGATGTTCCACTGGCTGACCAGGGTGAACAATAAATCTCTCAGCCGGAACGGCAACAAATGGGTACTCGACCTGTACACCAAACTCCCGCAGTCTGGCTACGATACGACCATCTACATCAACCCAGACCAACTGCTGTATACCGATGAGTATGGGGCTGAGGTACAGGTCAACCATACCCGTCTGATACCTGACGGACAGGGCGGCACCAGGGAAGAGACCTATGTCAGCAACCTGGTCGAGGCTGGCGACATCGTGTGGGTGGAACTGGAGCGGGGCAAGCTGAAGATGAAGGACGGTGTCGAGGCTGATGGCAACTACTGCTCCAACTACTGGTGGAACCTCGCGTCTATAGCCCCTGGCGAGGGCACCCCGCTGGCGCAAGCCAATCTCAGTACTCCTCGCCAGCGAGTACCCAGCGCATCACAGGACAACGGTCAGGCCCCTGTCCCTAACCACGGGCAGACTACAGACTTTTTCGTTGAGGGCGTGGTCAAAGGCCACTGCGAGAAAATCGTTGCCCAATTGGCGATAGCGAAACTGCTACCCGGCATTGAGTTGCCGGATGGTGGCATCGACTGGGATACCTTCCGTCAGTACCGTGACCTGTACTACCACAACGTGTCGAATGTGCCGGTGTCACCGCCTCCTACGGATGAGGAACCCGTAGAAGATGAGGCACCGGAACCTGAACAACAAGAGATGATATAGGAGGGTGATGATGCCTTGCGACCACGACTATGTTTTCCTGATAGCTTGCGGAGCCATGGTGTGCATCGAATGCGCCCACCACACCACTACTGCGGATTGCAAGCTCACCACCCATAACATAAACCGTCAGAGGCAATACGAGATGGGCGATTGCAGATGCGGTTGGGCCGATACAGTACAGGAGGAGTGTAATGCAGACTGATAGGGTCAACACGACGACAGGCGAGGTCGTCTCTGAGGATGAATATGTAGAGATGATGCTCCGCAACTATGAGGAGGCCGATGCGGTATATAAGCAGGCCCGTGAAGACCGGGAAAGGGCGAAGATGTTGCTATACCAGTACATGGATGCCCAGGGTTCTAACGGCATCCCGTCTGAGACATACCATGTGCGCCGCAAAGAAACCTACGACTACACCCGGCACAAAGCCCTGTTCGCTCCACTCCTCGACATCCTGAATGCGAGAGACTTGGCAAGGGTGTATGTCGAACCCAGTCCAGCAGACGGGCAGTGGCATACCCAACGCATTAAAGCCCTGGCTGAAACCTACCCGCAGATAGATGAAATCCTAGAACGTGTGCGGGAACCCAGGGTGACCTTAGAATTCAACCGGAGGGAGGATGGTAAATAACCTTGAGACGCTCCGTAAGCGGCGGGAAGAGGCTGACGCGGAGTACAGTCACCAACTGCGGGCATTGGTAGTCCAGTTAAGGGAGGAGAATCCTATGTGGACATTACAGGCGATAGCCAACATCGTTAATCTAACCAGGGAACGAGTGAGACAGATACTGAAAGAAGAGGGTGCCGTTACGCGGGCTGTTGAAGAGAGTGTTGAGGAGAGTGTTGAGGAGGGCATGGTCGCTCTGACCTGCGATGCGTGTGGCAAGGAGTTCCAACGTGACCCCGCAACCCATCGGTATAACCAGAAGGTTGGACTACAAAATACCTACTGCGGTCAAGGGTGCGCCACCGATGCGTTGGTCAAATACCAGAAGAACCGTAAAGCCACCCGTACCCACTGCAAGAGGGGCCACAAGAATATCCCGGAGAACCAATACCCATCAGGTCGGTGCAAGTTGTGCCAATCTATCATCTCAAAAGCGCACTATACCAAGCAAAAAGAGGAGGCTATGAACAGTGACAACCACGCCACTGAATGACCTGGCAACTGCCGCTATGCACTACGCTTCATCGTATGGATGGGCGGTGTTCCCAGTCCACTCTATCAACGAAGGACGTTGTTCCTGCGGTCAAGAGTTATGCAGTAGCCCCGGCAAGCACCCCATGACAGGAAATGGGCTGAATGATGCCACCAAAGACCAGCAGGTCATCAAGGGTTGGTGGTCGCAGTGGCCCCAGGCCAACGTAGGTGTCAGGACGGGGCAGGTCAGCGGCATCATGGCAGTTGACCTGGATGTTAAAGATGACCTCTCATCAGAGAACGGCATCACCAACTGGTACGACCTTGAAGATACACATGGCCGTACGGACACCATGACGGCCATTACAGGGGGCGGGGGCCAGCACTGGATATATCAGCTACCTTCCGATGTCGTGGTGCGGAATGACGCCGGTACGAAGCTGGCGAAGGGCATAGATATCAGGGGTGATGGTGGCTATATCATCGTTGCGCCTAGCGTCCATGCCTCCGGCAGTCCCTACGAATGGGAGGACGGACTGGGCACTAAGCCCACACTGGCACCAGAATGGTTGATTAAGAAGGTCGCCAGTCAGCAAGCTCCTCAGCCCGTGATACCCCCATCGACGGCTGGGTTCGACCCCTGGGTGGTGGAGGCACTGCAAGGAGTCGGGGAATCATACCGCAACCAAACTGCGGCCAGACTGGTGGGTTACTTTCACAAACAGGGGCACCCAGAGGACATAATCTACGCCATCTTGACCTCCTTTGCTGACGCTTGTACGCCACCGATGGATGTGCGGGAGCTACGGCGCACGGTGGCTAGTGTCTGCCGCTATGAGAGACAGATAACAGACCACCATATCGTTGACCCGCCAGACTTTCAGGAGGTAGCGGGGCAACTGGTCTACACCTGGGTCAAGCACGGTGTGACCATCAAACTAGATGAACTGATACGAGACCGGGACGGCATCCACTGTGAGTTGGAGATTGAAGCGGTCATGCCAGGACGGCAGACCCTCGACCACGGCCCAGTGCGGTTCAACCTATCTAGCACCACTACCAGGAACAGTCTGGTGAAATATCTAGGAGGACATATGCCAGAGTTGGCATGGCCCTCCATGATGGATACGGTCTGCCGTCTAGCTATAGCACACTTCAAGGTAGGGCCAAGCCTACTGAATCTGGCCCACTACGAAGGGTTCCCACCGAACTGGTTGCTCTGGCCGCTCATCCTTGAAGACGAGATAAACATCCTCTTTGGTGACGGGGGCAACGGCAAGTCCCTGATAGCCATGGCGGCGGCGGTCAGCCTTCAGACACAGAATAGCCTGCTCAGTGGCATGGTGCCCAATGGGAATACCAAGACCATGTACCTGGACTGGGAGGCCAGCCCCAACGCCCATGCCAGCAGGCTGAAGAAGCTGATGCACCCGGCACCGATGATAGACATGGCCTATCTCCGGTGTTCAGCCCCTCTCCACGAGATAGTCAGGCAGGTTAAGCGTCACCTGAATGAGTCCGGTTGCAATATGGTCATCATCGACAGTATCGCCGCCGCTTGTGGTGGGGAACCAGAACGTGCCGATATAGCACTCAGACTATGCAATGCGGTACGGTCTCTCGATACCACCGCCTTGCTTATCGGTCACCAGACCAAAGGCAATGACGACACCGGCAAGCCGTTCGGCTCCGTCTTCTGGACTAACGAGGCCCGAAGCACCATGGAGATTAAGCGACAACAAGACGCCGGTCAGGACACCATGAACCTGGGCCTGTACCACCGGAAGATTAATGACGGGCGGCTGGAGAAACCGCTGGGGATATCGGTGTCATTCGGGGACGACACCATCAAGTTCAATTCCCAGAGCATCGTTGACGTACCGGAACTGGCGTCCCGGTTGCCAGCTAAGGAAGTAGTTCGTCAGTTCTTGATGGACAATGGCCCATCCTCTGTGGAGGAGATAGTCGCCGCCACTGACCGGAGAGTGAACACCATCCACAAGGTATTCAGTGACAACCGGGATATGTTTGTCGTTGCGACTGACTCTAATGGCAACCAGGAACCAGGGCCAACACTCTATGACGTATCAGAACGTGGATAGAAGCTGATTAACTGAAAGTGGTTCGGCCACCCATCCATGACGCATCAGGGACATGGTGTCCCCGCGTTGCCATTACTGCTATAGCAGTGGAACATATGAGTCGGCATGGCTTATATGGATAGGTAATGGCTGGGCACACATGGCTGATTAAAGAGGGGTCACGCGCTTCTCCAAACGCTTTGGCCCCCGCCACTCCTACAAAGAGGAGGCAGGATGAACTGGAGTACCGCAGATGCAACACACCACCTAGCTTTATTGATAGCGGCACGGAAAAACGAAGGTGTTTCAGAATCAGATATCAGACGTGAGGCTCAAGGGATTGTCGAAGATGCGTTTGTTACCGCCGAAGAACTATCCCTTGAAGAGGAGGCAGGATGAACACACCACTGTATAACCAACGCAACCAGGTGACCGGCACCATCAATGCTGACGGGATACTGCTGAAGGTAGGGCTGAACCCGGCCAAGCACCAGATGAGGTATCCACCTGGCTGGGCTATCGACACCGCGCACCTGGAGACGCTGGAGAAACAGGGAGGCACCGGCATAGAACTCCGCACCATCGACGGCACCCGGATGACCGCCACGCTGGAGACCTTCAAGACCTACGGTGAAGAGGTTGACCGTGGCGAAGGGAAGCAGACCGTCCTACCCCTGAAGCACTGGCGCACCCTGGACAGCAAGCAGATGACTCTGGAATTATGAGTGAACTCATAAATATGACCGTCCCCGGAGAACCCAAGCCGTGGCAGGTCTGGGTCAGGAGGTCAGCCCCCACGCCTGGTTACCTGGAGTTTAAGGCATACCAGGAAACCATACAGGCCAAGTGCCTGGAGGTATGGCGCAACAAGCCACTCATAGAAACGGCGGTTGAGATTCACCTGGTGTTCATTAAAAGCTACCCCAAGAATCTGCCGAAGAAAGAAGCCAGCCGTGAGCGGAGGTTACGGGAAGCCCTAGTCCGTAAGCCTGACCTGGACAACATGGTCAAGGCGGCAATCGACGGGGTGAAGGGAATCATCATCAAAGACGACACGGTGGTGACACAACTGTCAGCGGAGAAGAGGTTCGGCCCGGAACCGATGACGATGATAACGGTAGATAAAAAGTGACGGCCTGGAGGAGGCACTTCCAGGCCGACACTTTGAGGAGGTAAGATAGGAAACTAGGCGTGGAGGCACACGCCTAGCATATGTTCTTTGCGCCCCTAACGCGATTTAAGAGGGTCTAAAGGATGTAGCGGGTCTCTGGGTCAGCTACTACTTTCTTTTACCCCCTGATTTGCCGCTGTTTTTCTTTGCTGCCGCCGCTGCGGCCTTTCCTTTCTTAGTGTAAGGGTAATGCTTGCCTTTTACTACTGGCATTTCGTCCTCCTCATAGTCCTCAAGGACTTCTAATAATGTTTTAGGGTTCTTACCCTGCAAGTAACCGGGCAACCTAGTCATTGTCCAGTACCTTCATCCCCAGGGCGGTCATCCCTGCGATTGTGCTGGTTGCTACTTCCACCATATCAGCAAAGATAGCATACCCGCTGATGGCACCCAAGAGAACGATGGCTGTCAGGATTTGAATCCGTATCTTGCCCATCATAAGAATAACTCTCTCCCAAGTAGGCCGACTGCTGCTGCTAACAACAAGAAGAGAAGCGAGTAGACCCACTTCATGGCCGTCTTCAAACTGGCAACGTCTTCAGCCATATGCCTGAAGTCGTTCATCAGGAACTTATCTATCTTTTTTTCTAACCGCTCCCAGTATCGTTGTGACGATTCCATGTATCAAACCCGTTTTCTAAATTTAGTTGTTGTTTTAGTTCAGGTCGTTGGTCATAGATATCATTGATAAAGGTGAATGTTACGCCACAATAGTCGCACTGTCCCCGACTTTGTCCCAGTCGTCCATCGGCGGCGGCGTCTTGGGCACATTCTAATCGCCAGTAATGGCTATGGTCAGGCAAGCAAGGTGGGTAATGTTTATCCTTAGACTTCCGCAAGTAGGAACGAGACATGGTACTCTGAGTGCCTTCCATGTTCTTTGTAAGATTCTCGACGTTGCATCGACCCCGGTAAGAATATAACCTGACGACTCTCTTTATCTGGAGTCGTCAATGTCAGGTCAGCCGCGCCACCATTCCAGGTTTCTAATTGACTGATATCTCCACGCACCCTGCCGCCTTCTGTCCCATTCAAGATTATCTGGTTATCTGCCAGGTAAACCTCGATAGGAAATATCTTGGTGGGGTTTGGGTGTAACTGGGACTTGACCCGTATGGAGATTATCTCCGGCGGTGTAGTCCCTGCGCTGGTCATCGCTGGGCGGGCGCGTATCTCCAGTAGATTACCGGACGTACCCGGCGGGAACTGGATTGTCTGGAAGGGCGATACGCTCACCGTGTCCCAGCTTACCCAGTTCGGGTCGTTATCAAGGCGATAGTCGAAGGCCCACTGACGGCCACCAGCCCCCAGGTTCTTGGACTCCACCTCCATCTCAGAGAAGTGTTTGGGCACACGCGGCAAGTTACCATCGTACGCCGTGAACACAGCCTCGCAGTCCGTATCATTGGTGTACCCGTCAGATTTATCGTCGCCTACCCCGCCCACTGGTATGAACTTGGGGGTCACGCTGACACCTGATTCCGTATATCCAATCCACAGACGGGAATGGTCGTTCCTGCTTGAGTCATACCAGAGGGTGGTCTGTTCATCGGTGATGGTCGCACCAGCACCTACCTCTCCTATCATGTCCCAGCGCAGGTCTGTCTGGCCGTCCACGTTCACCATATGCCCAGCCAGGATATGAATCACCTGGTCTGATGCGTCCTTCAAGGCAACGTACAGGGCTGACGGGCTGGAGGCCATCGCCAGCACCACACCGTGCAGGTCTGTGAACTCGTCTGCGGTGAGCCTGAAGCTGATGTCCCTGGCCTGTCCTGACTGGACGTTGTACTCCAGCAGGCCACCGCGCCCCATGGGGAGGTAGACGTTCTTGTTCCAGGTGTGGATGCCCCGGAAGTTGCCGGGGTTACCTTCACCCCTGAAGTCTATTGTGAGATTCCTCACAAATAACCTGCCGCCCTCTTCCAACGGCTCGTAGTATTGCTGCCAGAGGCCGTCGGTCTTGGCTATGAGAAGGGTGTCGGTATCCTCTTCCACCGCCAGACCCACGATGGGGGACTCCTTCTGCCCGATGGTAGTCAGTGAAGACCAGGAACCGGAGTTGGTAGGGTCGGAACTGGAGCGTATACCGTGCGGGTAGAGGACGTGTATCTTCTCGCCGCCCTCGTAGATGATGGCACCGTCGCCATAGGCCCGTATCACAGTCATAGTGGCACTGGAGACGGCTGTCACCAGCATAGCTTCTTGTTCTGCGTCAGCACCCACCCCACAGACGATGATGTCATTGACCGATACGTCACCTGAGATGTCAGCACTGGCCGTGATGGTGGTAGTAGTACCGTTGTGGGCACCGCTGACAGTCTTACCTGTGTCAGTTACATTGTTACCGCCCCACAGTACATCGTTACCTGCATTGTTCTTGGTAACAGCGAAGTACTTGAACCGCCCCTCTACCTTAGTTGAAGCTGCCCAGGCAGCAACCGTGGGTTCCTTGTAGATGTACGGCATGGCAATGTCATCCATGTCGGTGCCGTTCCACCAGCCAGGGGCTACCACCCACTTGTCGTAGTTGGTGCCGTTACGGTAGTTGATGTCGTTCTGAGGCCGGGTTCCCCTAGTCCAGTTATCGTCACCGCCGCTGTAGGTGAAACCGCCAATGAACGCCCAAATCTCAGTCTCCTCAAATCCCCCGGTGAGACCAGAGGAGGTATCCCTGGGGGCTGCCACGAAACCAGACGGGATGTACCAGCTGGAATCAGCACTAGGCACGGCGTCCAGGGTAGTGCTGGTCATCTCTCTGGCAGGGCGCAGCGTACCGTAGGGATAGGTCTCGATCTTCTTGGAGGTGGCCAGCTTACCCCGGTCTTCAGCAACCCTGAAGTTCTTACCACCAATCCCTTTGATCCAGCTGTCCTGGAACCAGTTAAGGGCAATGGTGGGTGGGTCTTCTGACTGGGTGAGTTCACCCATGGTAAGTTGACGGGGGGCTATCGGCTGGGCCTCTCTGGTGTCGAAGGGACGCCTGCCACGGCGGTTACGGGCGTACATGAAGCCCCTCTTGTGACGGGCATCGTAGTCCTCCAGGACTAGGTCATGGGTTACTCCAGCTGATGGCATCAGGCACTCCCTACTTCCACACCACGCCGGGTGATATCAAACACCAGGTATCTACCGTCTGCGTCATCCTCTATGTGCCAGCTGTTACGTCCTCTGCTGGCTCCCAGGGGCCTCATACGGATGCCTGGCTGCGAGGAGAGGCGTTGTACCTCCATCTGCCAGTAACGGATGTTCTCTGTAAGGTTGGCACGCTGCTCTGTGGCAGACCGCATCATGAGGGTCTGGAACAGAACCATAG